TGTGGGTAGGACATGTTTTCGTGAAAATTTGTTGTGGGGGGGGGGGGGGGGGTATGCAGGAATCTAATTTTTGAATTTTGAACCTTTTGCAGGAAACTCAACCCTTGGCCGGATTTCAAAAAGTCCTCTAGCCAAAAGTTTCGTTTTGAGCTTAAAATCTTAAAAATCCCTAAGTCCTTTTATTCAGTGCGTTTCGTCTTTGTTCTAGACAAAGGTGGTAAGCATGCTTAGGGCATTACTTCTCGCGGCGGTCTCGTTTGTGACCGGACAGATCGTGGATTACGACTGGAACGGGTTCTCGGCATCCACACTTGGTTGTGGAACAGATTCTGGTGCCCTGAACGTGATTCTTGGCCAGTCCCTCCCTCCCGGTGCTACGGGCTTGAAAGTCAAGCAGATTGCATTTGCAATTTACGGAACAAACACCCTTCCTGCGTTTATCCAGCTGGACGGAAATACTGCTACTTCTCGTCTCTCAACTTCCTCTGCAGTCGCGTGCTGTGGGTCTGGATGCGATCTAGCTGTTCAAGTAGCGACAGCGGGATACTCATGGTACAACTCTCCATGCGGTCGACCCTCGTGTGCGAACGCCAACAAATGGTACTACATGGACTTTTCGGGAACCGCGGTGGGAACCACGGAACAAACGGGTATATGGCAAGTAACCTTCTACAATTCTGGCGGATCGCAGATCGGTGCTAACATGATCAATCTCGGTTCAGGATCCGTGTTTTTCATGTCGTATACCGCTATCATTCCTTCTCCCACGCCAACCCCGTCTCTCACAAAATCTCCGGTGTCGCCAAGTTTGACGGCTTCGGAGACTGAGTCTACATCTGTATCGAGGAGTGTATCCGCGAGCGGATCAATAGACCCAACGGATTCGAGGTCGGTCAGTGCGAGTCGGAGCGTGTCCGCCAGCGAATCAACGGACCGAACGAGTTCTAGGTCGGAAAGTGGGAGTCGGACCGATTCGCGCACCACGTCCAGGAGTATGAGTGCTTCTCGGGCTCCATCCGTGTCACGCTCAATGTCTGTGTCAGCAACTGCTACATCTACGGGAGTATGCTCGGATGCTCGTACATATTTCACGGGAGTGTGGACTACGGTTGTGCATGCCACCGCTACATACCATGTAAGACACTGGGTGAACGTCACGCACGACCTCACACCGCCCGTCGAACAGTTTATCGGAGCGAATCCGACCTGTACGCAAACATCTACCACTTGCACATGCACCTACACCGGTGGAGATAACACTGGGGGGTGCACAATCAATCGGTACGCAACGATTGTATACACATACGGATCTCCTCAAACAACAACGTATACAACCCAGAGTCCCCTTTGTGCCTACTTTTTTGCATCCACGATCTTTATTCCTTCGCGAACTCCCTCTACGACGATGAGTATGTCTACAACCCGTTCAATAGCTCCGTCGGTCTCCTCTACAGTATCGCCAACGCAGACGCCATACCTCCCGTGGTTCCAGAGTCTCACGGGGTGCTGTCATAATTCACTTGATACATCAGTCCAGGCCCTAAACGTCTTGACGCCGTATCCTTTCCCGAATATGGGGATTAACCGGATTTCGTTCCAATATTGGCCTTTGGCTGCAGGAACGGCGACGTTCACAATTGCTCTCATGGATGTGGCTGGAGGAAGTTTTCCAGGTTCAAGTATTTTGGCATCAAAGACATTTTCCGTGGTATCTCCAGGGAGTTTCCCGACATATCCTCAGCAAGTTGCAACATTCACGGATCTTGACCCTATATCCTCTTACGTTCTTGGAGGAGATGTGGAGTATGTCCTGGCGTTCTACAATGCAACGCCGGGAATCATAGACCTTGTTTTGGGAGTGCCGAGTTTATCTCCGTGGTTCTGGGACAGTCTGATGCCTGAAGCAACAGGGTCGTTCTACACGGTGGGGGAAACAGATCCCACTACGGCATTCTGGTATCAGTCGTCAAATATTGCGTTTGTGTCAGTTGGAGCTGGCCCTGCGATTTCCAGTTCTCCATCAGTATCTATGTCTCGGAGTCTCAGTTCTAGTGTATCAGGAACCATTTCATCCAGTCCAAGTGTGACTACTGCCGTATCTCAGAGCACAACTGTATCTGCTACCGCATCTTCGAGCTCCAGTGGTTCGCCAACAAACACAGTGTCTGAGAGTACAACTGTATCTGCTACAGATTCTGCAAGTTCAAGCACGAGCGGTTCACCGACAATTGCTGTATCGCAAAGCACAAGCGTATCTGCAACTGCCTCCCCGAGCTCTAGTTCTAGCGTAACACCAGCTGTATCGGAAAGCACGAGTACAAGTTCTAGCGTGTCACCAATAGTCACAGTGTCTCAGAGTTCTAGTTCTAGCGTAACACCAGCTGTATCGGAAAGCATGAGTCCAAGTTTTAGCGTGTCACCAATAGTCACAGTGTCTCAGAGTTCTAGTTCTAGCGTAACACCAGCTGTATCGGAAAGCACGAGCCCAAGTCCTACTTCTAGTGTCACACCAACAACTGCGGTATCTCAAAGCACAACCGGTTCTGCTACTGCATCTTCGAGTTCTAGCACTTCACCAACAACTGCTGTATCCCAAAGCACAAGTATATCTTCTACTACCTCTTCCAGTTCCACTTCCAGTGTTTCACCATCGACATCTCCTAATAGAACTCCTTCTTCATCGTCCAGTGTTTCCATATCATTCAGCAATTCCATAACCATATCTTCTAGTTCAACTACGTCAGGGTTTGGATCTTCCACATTAAGCCAAAGCCAAAGCCTTTCTCTTTCTGCAACACTCGCCCCTACTGCTTCTATCAGTGCTACAGCTTCACCTTCACCTTCTCTAACTACGTCTCTTACAGCATCATCGTCTTCATCTACTAGCCTATCGCTCTCAACATCTAGATCTTCATCTTCATCTTCATCTTCAACTGACACCATCTCCCTATCTTCTACCCCATCGGCAACTTTAAGTTCTTCCATGGTTCCAACTGAAACTCTATCACAGACGTCTAGTGTGACACCGTCTATGAGCTCTCATACAAGTAGATCTCCAAGCGGTAGTTTTAGTATGAGTATGAGTATGAGTATGAGTATGACGTCATCTACAACACTTACGATGAGTGCGTCTCCTCAAAGTTTCCAGCAGGTGAATAATATAAGCACAGCAATGTCGGCGACGTCGACTCCGCAGTTTTATACAACTGCGTTCCCTACCACAACTCCGACATACAGCCCTACTCAGAACGCCACCCTCCCCATTGTGGTGGTAGACGTTCAAGGGACAAACATGACAACCACGAACGCACTGCTTGGAAGTACATTGGCCCTGATTATTGTGGCGGTAGCTCTGGCGGCCGGACGGTACCTTCCCGCGGGATGGGCACAGCGGTGTCGTCGTATGATTCCCCAGTCCACAATCGATAATTTCAAGCGTGACCCACTCGGATCAGTGACCGCGATGGTCAACGATCCCAAGAGCGTACTCAAAAACATACAGATTCCAGACAGCGTGAGGAACCTAAGCGATATGGTCCCTCAGAGCATCAAGGATAAGATTGTTCCTAAGGAAATACAGGATCTTGTTGGAATCGCTCCTTCAGCAACGGTTCCGCATATTGATACAGAGACCCCAGCTGAAAGACCGGAATCTGTTACACCAGAGACGTCTCCTCCTCCCCCTGCTTCTTCTCGGAAAATTGATATTGCTCCTCCTCCCCCAGTTCGCCGAGCAATAACTCCTGAACCGATTGCAGAGGAGAAGGAAGAGGAAGTTAAAGCCGAGGCTGTTAGAGAGGTGATTGAGGATGGCGGAGTTGTAGTCACAGAACCAAAGAAGGAGGAGCAGGTTGCTTCTACAATTCTAAAGATTGATCCTGCGGACTTAGAAGCAGTCCAAGCCTTCCTGGAATCTCGCAGTGGGAGCCACGTAATACTTCAATCAAACTCGGGAAGTATCACTGATGAAGCCCGGTTGTAGGCTGTGATAACATAGTAAGCCATTTCACCCGGTGCATTCACATCATAGAGAGCTGATAGAAGTAGCATTCCAATATCACAACTGAGACGCGTCATGGATTCGTATGTGTGCATGACATTTCTCATATTTTTCAACCAGTTATGGTATTTGTACACGCTCGGATCCGATGTGTGTGAATGCCACCACCGCGTATCTTCTGTGAGTGTATTGATCATCATCATTAGGTGAGGATAATCAAGGGAAATAAAGTGCTCATGGTGAATATTGTGATCCTGTTCACGAAGGATTTGGGCAATACGGAGCCATTTATTATCACGACGCTCAATCACGGTCATAGAAGGATACTGGCCTTCATGGTAAAGTGGAATACCTCGTTTCCTGCGGTAAATACACAAGTTGCGTAAACGCCGGGTATCATCCTTTGATAGAAGTGTCCGAGTATACGGATTGCGAATATCCAGTTCCTTCTGTGACCACTGAAACATTGATCGTTGATCAAACCACCATACTTTTCCGTCCTCCTCAACAGAAAAATAGTCGTGAGGATGAACTTCGGTTTTTCCTTCCATCGTTATAATCTCGGTATCGTTGTGACATAGAGACCGTCTGAGAACACCTAGACCGGCGGTACGAATAGGAATACGGGCAATAAATCCCCTGCACCGGCCCTGGAAACGAATAAGCACTCGTAGGAGAGTAGGACGAGTTGCAATCCACGCATTGGGATTCTTGCACCGCATATGCCGACCACAGTAGGCAAGCTTCGTTATGGCCTTTGATTCACATCTGTCGGTGGATGTCTTGTTTTTACAAGCTAAACAGCTCATTCTCTACCTATTACAAGTTTAAGATACGAAAATCAAAGCAAAGGATCCGATACGGAAACATGAGGGCAAAACGGATCAGGCGGAACCTAGGAAATAGGAAAGCACAACCAAAGTAAAGAAATGTCCGCTCCTGCCGTAGTCAACATCTGCAAGATCAATGCCGCCGATATCCAGTTCTCCGACGTGAAGCGTAACGCAAAGGGTGGTGTCTCAATTCCGTTCAAGTACAAGTCGCAGAATGTTCAGTTCCGTTTCCCTCAGTTCACCTTCCCGGGCGGCTGCCTGACGAAGGACAATGAGAACAAGGATGGTAGCCTCTCAACGTCGTACACAATGTCGGCGTCTCTCCAGGGCTGCGATCCGTATGCCCAGGCGGTGGCGTCAGGGTCTGACGATATCTCCAAGGCCTACAACTTCCTCCGTGAGTTCCAGGAGGCTGTGATCCAGGCCGCAGTCGCGAACTCGGCCCAGTGGTTCGGCAAGAAGCGTGGCGAGGAGTCCATCCGCGACTCGTTCAACAAGTTCCTGTCGGTTTCAGTGGACAAGACGAATGATGGCTGGGTCCCGAACGGCAAGTACCCGCCGTCCCTCCGTTTCAAGCTGCCCGTGTACGACGGCAAGGTCAGCATGGATGTGATTGACGCCGACGAGAACGACATTGTTCTCCAGCCGTCCGGTCTTCAGGATGCCTTCCCGAAGGGCTGTGCCGCCAAGATCGTGGCGAGCGGCAGCATCTACGTCATCGGTCAGGGCTTCGGTCTGACGTGGAAGCCGACCTATGTCCAGGTCACCAAGCGCAAGCGTCAGACGGCTCGCGATATGTTCAAGGACGACGAGGATGATGGTGAGGCACCGGTCCCCGTGTCTGGTGGTGCTAAGGCCGCACTCGCCGATGACGACGACGATGAGGAGGGCGAGGATGAGGAGGAGTCCGAGGCCCCTGCTCCCGCTCCCGCTCCCGCCCCTACGGCTCCCACGCCCATCGTAGAGATCTCTGAGCCTAAGCCTGCTGCTAAGGGCCGTCGTAAGGTCGGTAGTGCAGCACCGTAAGCACGTGTATCCGCTGGAGGTACGTAAAGCAGACCATCATCATCAACAAATAACGTGAAGAACACGTCGTAGCGTGGCTCGTGTTTTTCCATTTGGCATCCAGCATGTCCCTTCCCCTGACTGCTTCCACATCGTATGCAAAGAGCATCGGGGGGTTCGTACACCAGGACATCTTGGGGGCGAACAATCGTGAGAGACGTGCGTGATCTTAGGGAATCAACAGTTGTCCAGCCGTTGCGCATACAGTCTTCATAGGCAGAAGGAGCCATAATGTTCCAGAGCGTACGGTCACGGCACGTCCACCCATCTTCCTGAAAGAGGGTGGAATATACATTGTCGCGAATCCAGTAGCACGTATGTTCCTTGTCTCCGTGGTGTTCGGCCAGACCGACTCGTTTATTGTAGTCATCATACAGCCAGTACACCTGGAACTCATCGTCCGAATAAGCAGGATCAAGATTTCCGCGAAACACTAGACGTCCATCGTAGTTGTACTCCTCGACGTCTGTATCTAAATCAAAATCAGCAATGTCTGTATCAGCTGGATACACAACCTTGCGGTGAAAGGATAACATTATTTCACACTACGAAAACGAAACCATGATTTTTACGTCATGTTTCTTGAGTGACTTCGTAGCTGAATGGGACAGTTCATGTCGCTTCTTGCGAGTATGCTCGGCCCCCACAGCCTTCTTGGCCTCGTTTCCTCCCCCCACATTCATCCTAGTTTCCATATCTGCATGAATATCATCGCGGTGCTCAAACAGGTAGTCAATCACATCGTCCTCCATAGCCCACGCAAAGAAGTTCAGCTGGCCAACCGTGGTAGATACTCCCTGGAAATCAATGCGGGCGTGACGACAGAAGGGGTCAAACATCTTCTTGCTATACGCCTTGAGATGCGACTTGTACGCAAGGTAGACAATCACATGCTTCCCTGCCTTAGAAATGTAGGATACATTGTTCATCTTGGAATAGTTGGTCACAAACCAGTCCAGAATACGTAGGGAAATATTCGTCTTATTGGCCAGAATATCGCGGAGAAGAGTTAGACGTTCGGGGGTATAGAAATTGGTGAGACGATGAAGGACCCAATCTTCCTGCGTTGAGATCTCAGTTGTAGATGTGGTCGTCATTGTGTATGACCGACACCTTTTCTGTAAACGACTCGTAGAAATATATCGGTTCATAACAAACCAAATGCCCTCGTTATCCGCTCTTCACCACGAACTCAAGATCGCGAAGGATATTGTCCACATTGCTCACACGGGAAAGCATCTGGTCAGCGGTAAGGAGGATACCCTGCTGCACGAGATGTACAAAAAGAAACCCGAACTTGTTCGCCAGGCAGAGGAGAAGGTCGCGGCACTCGAAGCAGCGATTCGGGCGAAGGAATCAAAGCCTAAGCCCCGCAAGACCCGTAAGGCGAAGAAGGGCGGTCGTACTCGCCGCCGTCGGATGTAAAACGAATACCTTTTCATAGATCTCTCGGGATAAACTAATGGATGTCTTTGAACTTCCGCTCGATGCCTGTACGCACCTCACCCACCGAATCAAGGCAATCTGTCGGAATCGTGGATATCACTACAAGAACTATAAAGCACAGGTATACCGACTTCTGGATTCCCACATGGGTAAAGTTTGGGCTAGGCGGCGATCGGTATTCAAAGTCCTCCGAGACTACGGCGTTGCTGACCAGCGAACGGATGCCTGGCACGCCAAACGATCTGAAATGATTACAGCGTCAGAAGTGACGAAAGCGTTCAAGACAGCGACGCCATCAGGAAAGAAAGAACTCTTGATGCGGAAACTGGACGGACCAAAGCCCTCGGGAGGGGGGATGATGACGGCGTGTATGTGGGGTACCCAATTTGAGCCGCTGGCCAAGGAGATTTATGGTGACATCCAAGGTGGAGCGGAGATCGTGGACACCACGTGTGTGAGTCATCCCCTGTACAAGTTCCTAGGTGCGTCTCCCGATGGGATTGTCCTCACCAAGGACAAGATGGATTATCGTTGGGGCAAACTTGTGGAATTCAAGTGCCCGATCTCCCGTAAGTTCACGCAGGACTCACCTATCCCCGATGATTACTATCATCAGATGCAGATGCAGATGGAGTGCACGAATATTGATGAGTGTGATTACGTAGAGATGCAGTTCAAGACGTGTGGAAAGACCGAGTGGACGAACTCAGAGTCGCCATACAAGGGAGTGTTTGTAGCCTACGATACAGGGGTGATTGAGTACAAGCCGAAGACCACAGACTTCGTGGCCTGGCGAAAGACCCTGGAGGGCGATGAACTGCGGATCGTTTACTGGACCTTGAACAACATTCGAATCGAAAATGTTCTGCGAGATCCGAACTGGATGTCTGATCATATTGAGGAACTCAATTCCTTCTGGGCGATGGTGCAGGATTGCAGAAAGGATCCCTCTAAAATAGAGAGTTATATCCCCACCACTGCCCCACCCGATGCCCCGTTTCCTGACCCCGCGGCGGCTGGTGCGAATCCGGTGCCCGCAGGTGGGTCGTCCGCTGAGCGTACGACGACAATTCGCCTGTTTCTTGGCGAATCTGAGCAGTCCGATCTAGAAATTCAGGGACCCCGAACGTCTCGCGGGACCCAGACAGAAGAACGCCCGCCACAATAAGTCCCGCAATCGCCAGGGCAAGAAGAGTGGTGTTTTTCATTGCGACCGTATTATGTAAAATGGATAAAACAATTACAGGGTGGAAGAATAACATACAGAGTAGAGATGCCGACCACTGATGAAATTCTACGTTTGATGCTGTCCCAGCGTGGGATCAAGACGGAGACGCAAGAAGTTCTGGAGTCAGAGTTCCCTGCTATCGTGACCAAGATTGATTCGGTCATCATCTTCACTAGTAACCGTACTCGCATCCACGAGAAGGATGTGGCTACGGTCGTAGATCTAACCAAACAGTATGGCGGAACTCTGGGGATTCTTGTGGTTCCCATCCCTGCATCCGAAAAAGTTTTACAGACGGTCTCAGCATACTCTGATGTTCTCCAGATCTTCCATGTAGGTCAGTTGACCTGCGACATTACCAAGCACCGTATGGTTCCCGCTCACCGTATTCTGAAGGAGGATGAGGTCAAAGCGTTCCTTGAGAAGTTCGGGATCAATATGGACACGATCGCCAAATCTATGATTGCCGACCACATTGCTCTGGAGGCGGACAAGCCAATGCTTCCGCAGATCGCGATGAAGCACAAGGAGTACATGCCCATGCCGTTCATTGGGACACAGGATCCTGTGGCTCGTTGGATCGGAGCCAAGCCTGGTGATCTTGTAGAGATCATCAGGAAATCCGAGGCGGCGGGTGCGACTCCCTATTACCGATTTTGTGTAGCGAGTGTATAATAATAATGTCGGGCTTTGAGAACCTTCTCAATGAATACAAGTCGAACTATACTCAGTTTTTGTCTACGGGGAACACTGCGTACAAGACTGCGTATATGAATGCGCAGGAGGCGATTGATAAGGCGATTCTAGATCGACAGAAAGAGGTAGAGGACCAGAAACGTGATATGAAACAGTTTACGGAATCATATCAGGAAGGAAATTCGGAACTCTCAGATATCTATGATTCGGCAACGGGCCTCTTCAAGAATGCTCAGCAGATTGAAGATACATACCAGGCGGCCAAGGGACGATATAATCAAACTGTGGCTCCAGAATCGGGAGGACCGGCTCTCAATGTAGCTAATGGATACGCGTTTGTTCTACGATTTGGTCTTATTCTGATTCTTCTACCTGTTCTTTTTTTTATTGGCTACTGGTCTCCCCAAATTAAGGTGGTAGCAACGAGTGCGGTAACAGCAGTGGGAAATGTAGCCTCTGCGGCTGCAACAGCGGCGTCTACTGCATTAACGGCACCATCGGCGATGTCGTCGCCGGTCCTAGGCCCAACGAGGGCATAGTGGGGAGTTCAGGCAGGATTGAGTCAACTTGGCGGAATGAACTCATGACGAAGAGAACAAAGACCACAATAAGAAGGATGAGAACTAGGAGGATCCAGCCATAGTATGTGGCCTGGGGAACGGTTGTCTGTGCCTGTTTATCACCGTAAAGACGATTGAGCCTCACAAGCTCATCTTCATCGGTACGTAATTCTTCAAGCTGCTGTTTGTACTTATCCAGAGCATCTTGAAGATCATTTGTAGGTTGGGCAGAGAGAACAGACTGTCCTTTGTTGTAGACCTCCTGAATTCTGTTCACCAAAGCTACGAGCTGCTGGTTCGCAGCCGTGATTTGGGGCATCATAGCCGATCGTTTAGTCTGATCCTGTTCACGAAGTGCAGTGTTGATCATCTGGACATACTGGTCCCGAAGAGCTCCATATTCCAGAAGAGCATTCTGAACTTCATTGTACGAGGTTGAATCGTACTGAGCTCCTCCCTGTTGGGGAAGTGTGCTCGCAGGGGTCATAGTCGTTGTCGTCATTAGGGCAGCCGATCCTGCTGCGGCCTGCGGAGGAGTGCTCGTGCTCATTACTCTTTGTAGACATCAAATTATCTAGAACGTATATAAGAGGAGATAGATGGCGGCTTATGCCCAAGACTTTCAATCTAAATCTCAAGGTCTTCTAGGATACGTCCAAGGTCAACTGTCTCAGGCGGTAGGATGGAGTGCTCTTCCTGGACAACTAAATAAGATTGTGGCGTCATCTGCCGGATTCGTCTGGGGATTCAATGCGGTCGGGGACTTCTATACGTGCAAGGAACCATGTGATGGAACAAACTGGAAACAGATGTCCCGTCCTTCGGGAATTACGGGAATGCCGCTAGATATTGCTGTGGATGCACAGAATGTCTATGTTCTTTTCAATGCTGCTGTACCTCCCCAAGAGACGGTAAGTGCATCTCCAGGAATTCAGACAGGACAGATTAATATTGGTGATGTTGGAATGCCTCCAGGACACATCACCATTGGGAATGGGTCAGTCCTTGTATCCACCTCTTTCCTAGGTCCGAATGCAGGTGCTGTTGCTTCCTCTATATTGAAGGGAACTACCTATACCGCAACGATTAAAGATGATCAGGGTGTGACTGCAACGTTTCCCGTTACGTCTACACGAACCAATCCATCATGGCAGGGTCCTCCGTGGATGTATGAGTACTATGGATCGGGAGGGGAGTCTGCTTCACTTGGAACAAAATTCGCTAAGTCAAAAACACTATCTCTAACTCTTACAGCCACATCCGCAGCTACTCCAGCTGCAGCTGCCCGATCTTCCGGCTTATCATTCGCAATGCAGCCCGTTGACGGAACGGGAAGTTGGTCTGTGCCCCAAGCGATTCCTGGATCTCCTCCAGTAAACCCTCAAATCAATATTACCGATCAGTTTATCTTTGTAGGGAATCAGGGATGCTCAAAGCCATGCACAACATCTTCGTGGGTGCCTATTTCAGACCCCCAGGGCGGAGGTCAGTCTATGGGAGTGTCCGCTGCATCGAGCGGTTCCACCTATGTTCCGGTAAACAATTCAGGTAAGATAAAGGTCTATGCAGGCACAGGTAATGGTCAGGGTGGGTGGACTGAGAAGCCAGGACTTGCAGGCAAGATCCCAATTGCTGTGGAAGCAGACAATCAGTTCATGTATGCTCAGGATTCAGGATCGGGTGGAATTTATCGTTGCGGTGCTCCGTATACTGATGAGGATTCGTGTGCACTCGCAAATACTCAGGGAAAGACTGTTTCGGGAAATCACACAATCTCGGTGAATCCTCGGAGTTACCAAACATACATTGCTGCTGCGTCCTCCGGCTCTGTTGGAAATCTGTATCAGCGTCTTGATGAGGGTAGTGTGAATGTATCTCCTCAGATTGAAGAGACCAAGAAGTACGCGTCTGGGCTGGATAGCGATGTGAATGCCCTAGGAACGGCGACAACTGCTCAGTCAGCTGCTCTGGCTGCTGCACAGACTCGGGAGGAAGCGATGGCGGCGATTCAGGAGATTACGGATCTTGATGATAAGTTCAAGGAGACACGTATCAAGCAGGGCAATATGCGGAGCAAGATTGTGAATGATAAAGCTGTTCCCATGGCTACTGGTCGATTAAATGCTCTGAAAACTGTGGCGATTACTCTCGTATGTACGATTGTTCTCCACGTTGTCCTCAGCTTTTTCCTGTCTCCTACTATCGTGATGGGTATTTCTTTGGCTGTTCTGGCGATCGGTGTATCTGTCGCATACAGTTACCTTGGTGCAGGTGTGAAGGTTTCTATTTCCTCTCTGAAAGAATAACAACAGGTGATGAACACGGCCATATCCGATGCTGACAGTGCTAAATTCCGAGCCCTTGGAAGTGCGACCGCCAGTCCTGAAGAAATGCAGTCCGCCTTCCAGACGTTTCAGCGTGCATCGCAGACACGCGATGAAGATCCAGACTTTTTCCAAGCAGCTCGTTTCCGATACTATGGCTTAAAGAATGGACCAGAATGGATGGCTCAAGAAACCAAACGAATTAATGCTCAGAAAATGGACCCTGTGCTAGACAAATACAGGTCGCAGTACGCGGACCTTGATGCTCAGTCGGAAGTCCAGAAAGGGTACACTGAGTCTATTGCGACAATACGGGACAAACAGTCATCCCTGAAAGAGGGGGTTGCAGGAAACATGGATTTCCTCCGTGATCTCTTGATGGACAAACAACAAAAAGTATCCGCCTACAATCGATTCATTGATCTTACAAGTCCCTCATCGGAAACGGTTGCGGCCATTGCACCTGCAAGTCCATTGGTCGCATATTTTGCAGGACTTCCTTCGTCATTTCTGACGGCACTGGATGTGTTTCTAGCGATCCTAGTTCTGTTTGTTCTTGTGCTGGGGCTCAGTAAGTCGGGGGTAGCCTTCACATCGTTCCGGGTATGGCTTGCCTCGTTATTTACCCCGAAACCAACATTTCCAACTATACTTCCTCCAGCATCTCCTGCACTTGGACCCATGTCTAGGTAAGTAAATAATGCTTCATAGACGGAGGAGGAGAAAAATACATATTGTGAAGAAAGACACGAGTATTTCCCCATGGACAAAAGAACCGACACCAAGTTCCAGGCAGAGGGAGAGCATCAAAGGTCGGAAGAACAAGAGCATCAGTATAGTACACTATATCGTTCAGTGGATCCAAAAGGATCATCTGATCGTCGTAGGAAAAGGCCCGATATCCTTCCATGTGGTCCGCATAGAATCCAGGATATCCCTTTTCTGTAATCGCAGAGAGATCACATTGCGTCCATCGCGGAGGATTCTGAATCTGTACAAAGGGAATCCAAACATACGTAAACCGTAAAAAGGGTTGGACGGATACAAGACCGCGAGGGATATTGTGGACTTCAAAGAGGAATGGGGTCGGTCCCCAGATCTTGGTCGCCTCGTTCGCCATACTTAGGATCATTTGACTTGATATTCCCTGTCCTCGGAAGTCGGCATCAACGTAATTGCACGTCACAAACACAGAGTAAAAGGACTTGTCGTCTCCTATCCACTTACCGTGCTTGGCGACGAGGGTGGATACCCGTGGAATCCATATGAGAAGATCGTTGTCGCCCATGAAGTTTCGTTGAGCGTGGAATACATCGTTCCAGATAGAGGTCGCCCAGACCTGAATGTTTTCCGGTACATCTTTCCAGCGGGAAATGCGTACTGATTCGGATAGTGGATATGCAAACTCACGATCAATCATTGTGTAGAGGGGGCCAGGGGACGTCTGGATTGGAAGCGACTCCCACATTTCTTACATAAAGACAAGAGAGAGATGGACGCATCTTTAGCATACTGGCTCATACCACTCATACTCCTTGCTTTATTCCTTCTTTCAGGTGTTCACGCTGCTCGTCGCGAGTTGGGAGGTCGCGAAGGATTTGAGAACGGCGAGGAGGGGGATGCCGACACAGATACGCGCGAGGACTACGATCAGATTTATGATACGTTTTACGCTAACGTGTACGACAAACTCTTTACTACTCCCGAGCGAGTTTCGTTTGAAAAAGCAAGTCTTCGTGAGAATGCCTTAGCTGACTGGCCCAAGGCGGAAACCAAGGTTCTGGATGTATGCTGCGGAACCGGCCCCCATGTTGATTGGATGTGCAAGGATGGGATTGATATTGTAGGTATTGATCTGTCGGAAGAGATGTTGAAGAAGGCACGGGACAAGTGTAAGAGCGGACGGTTTTACAAGGGGGATGTGACTCGTGCTGAAACGTTCCCTCCGAAATCGTACTCTCACGCAATGATGCTCTACTTCTCGATTTATCAGTTCAAGAATCCTAAGATGGTTCTAGACAATATATATTCGTGGCTGAAACCCGGAGGAGTACTCATCCTTCACATCGTAGACCCCAACAAGTTTGATCCTATCTTGGATGCTGCCTCTCCCTTCGCATCATTCTCCGTGCAGAAGTACAGTAAGGAACGGGTGATTGATTCTGATATCTTTTTTGATAAATTCAAGTACCAGAGTCGCTTTGTAAAGGATCCAGATTCAGATGATGCTCGCTTTGAAGAGGTGTTTGAATTTGAAGATCCGCAGCGGTACCGAGAGAACATTCACCGTCTATATATGCCAAAAGTGGATGCGATGCTAGATATTGTCCGCTCATCGGGGTTCACACGGCATGAAATGGTAGACATGACGCCGGTAGGTTATGAGTACCAATATCTTCTCTATTTTTCTAAGTAAAGGGAAAGGGGTATGAGCTTCTTCGTGAAGAATGTCGCAAATCTAAACTCCATCGGAGTTGGACTGTACCCTGCAGTCGCCAACCTAGATATGGCTGGCAACTCTATTGTGAACTTGAATCAGATAAACGGTCAGCAATTCCCTGCATCCGCAGGTGTATCCGGAGAAACTCTACATATTGGACCACTTGGAATTATGTATTGGGCTCCTGACAACCCAGGTCCATCGGGCCCGGTGGGTCCTACCGGCCCTGCCCAGGCGGTCGGAGGATCACAAGGTCAGATCACATTCAATTGGGATGTAACTGGAGATGGTGTGGGAGAGTCGGTAGGAGATGCGGGTCTGACCTACGATTGGTGTGCGCAGATAGTGAATGCGTACACACTCAATCTTACTAAGACTCTGAGTGTGGGCTCAAACGTGACGATTGGTGGAAGGATTTCAAACGTGGCGTCATCATCCAACAGTATAGGAAATGTTACGCTGCAGAGCGGAAGTATTACTACCTTATCACTAACGACCAATACTATTGGAGGATGGACGCTCACGGGCTCAAACTTTTCCTCTCCGAACATGGCGATGACTGTGAGTGGATCAATTTCGACCCCTACAACTATTAGCAGCTCGATTGCGGGAGTCTCTATGATCAACTCCACAATCTCGGCCGCGAACTCTGTGATTGGCGGAGTAACTCTGTCGGCAGGAAACGTAACGGCATCTGGATTGACGGTCAACGGAACAGCAAACATCACCTCGGCAACCACAATATCCGCTCTCTTGACTGTCTCATCGCTCTGGGTTCAGAATGCTCTGTCTGTCTCAGGTGTATCTACACTGTCTTCGGCAGTTATCCTGAACTCTCTCTCCGCCAATTTGCTCTACTCAACGACGACAATTGGAGCGGGGGGTGCACTCAACATCAGCGGCCTCGCAACCCTCTCCGGACTCTCGGTCCAGAATGCTCTGTCTGTCTCGGGAGTATCCACGCTTTCCTCCGCAGTTATCCTGAACACTCTCTCCGCGAATTCTATTTACTCAACGACTACAATTGGTGCTGGCGGAGCACTTAATATCAGCGGACTTGCTACACTATCAGCACTCACCGTTCAGAACAACATCAGCTTGAATGGTATCCTCTACGGAACAACTGCGAATCTTTCGGGACTCACAAACTTGAGGTCCATCAATTCTATCCCAGTAACGTTTGACTCCACCAATGCAAATATTCTTGCGGGGGTATCGATTCAAAATCTATGTGGAACCAATATTGTAGCCCTCGGAACTGGTGCAGCAGTCAATAATTCGGGATCCTTTGTAGTCGCGTTCGGAGCAAGCTCTGCAATAGCGAATACTGGCTCTAGCGTAGTAGCGATCGGTCGAGCAGCAGGATTCAATAACAGTGGCGGATCATCGGCTGTCCTGATTGGTTCTAATGCTGGAAATACAAATTCAGGGTCAGAAGTGGTATCTCTCGGAACGTCCGCTGGATCAAACAATTCGGGGTCAAATGTGATTGCGATCGGGTCAAACGCTGGAACGAACAATACTGGTTCCAATAAGATCTTTTTAGGTAATCAGGTAGCTGGAATTTACAATCCTACAGCAGATAATACGTTCATTGTATATTCATCATCCACGGCATTCAGTCCTTTCCTATATGGTGATTTGTCGGGCATGCGGCTCGGTATTGGTAAGACTCCCTCTGCTGCTTTGGACGTAGTGGGAAGCAGCATTTTCTCAGGTAGTGTTTCAGCCAGTGCAGCGTTTATTGGAGTTGGTGGTCTCAATGTATCTGGTGCAGCTACCCTGAATGGCGGTACTACTGTATCAGGAACTCTAAGTACTCAGACGATCTCTTCTGCCTTCGGAGTTGTAGGTACTCTCTCGGCAACAGCTCTCAATGTATCATCAGTTCTCACAACGGCTACACTGAATGTGTGTGGACTCACAACTTTGTCCGGGGCATCCGTGATGAACATGCTGGCTGCACAAACACTCTCTTCCGCATTTGGGGTGGTAGGTACTCTTTCAGCAACAAGTCTTGGTGTGTCTGCAGCCCTCACGACCACTACGATGAATGTATGTGGACTCGCAACAATGTCTGGAGCAACTGTTACCAATACGCTGACGACTCAAACCCTATCTGCAGGTAATGCAGTGATTATAACACTATCTACGACAACGTTGAACGTGTCTGGTCTCTCTACCCTGTTCAGTATGAGTGTTCAGACAATCAGTGCAGGATCTTTATCTGCTCTCAACTCAGTAATCACAACTCTATCCTCCACGAATGCAACTGTTTCGGGAACACTTACGGTAACAACACTGAATGTATGCGGACTCGCAACGCTATCTGGTGTATCCGTCACAAACACACTAGCTACCCAGACACTCTCGGCAACAAATGCGACAATCACAACATTGTCTGCAACAACCCTTAACGTCTCCGGTCTCTCCACGCTCTTCAATGTAAGTGTTCAGACTATCAGTGCTGGATCATTTTCTGCTACGAACGCCCGTATCACAACCCTCTCTGCGAGCAGTGTAAATGTTTCGGGACTATTAACTATCACCGGATCAACAGTTTTACCGACTATTTCAGGCCTTGTAACGTTTAATGGTGTTCCAGTTCTTTTGAACAATTCATCTAACTATATCTGCTTTGGGGTAAGCTCTGGAGTTACCGGCACAAATGTAAATGCACATGGGTTTGGAGCTGCATCGGCAAATTCGGGATCTCATGTGAACGCTTACGGTTCAAATGCCGCTCAGAACAATTCGGGCGGATACGTCAACGCGTTTGGATCAGGTGCAGGTGCATCCAACAGAGCAGAAGGCTTAATAGCTATTGGACGCTCTACCGGTGCGTCAAATAGCGGTCAGGGAGCCATTGCGATTGGTGATGGAGCATGTACCACGAACTCGGGAGCAAATGTGATTGGTATTGGTTCCAACGCACTGTATCAACAGGCCGGATCAAACGTTATTGCGATCGGTGTGAATGCTGGGTTCAACAATACTGGTTCTGGATCAATCTTTATCGGTAGTAATGCAGGGTCAAATTCCCAGTTTTCAAATGCCCTAGTCCTTGGACACAATCCTTCTGGAGGGTATAGTATCAGTGCTGCAAATACGTTCCTCGTCTACTCAACAGTATCATCCAGGCCGTTCCTCCAAGGAGATATGTCCGCCGGATTTTTCGGAATCGGTAAGACTCCCTCTGCGGCACTAGATGTAGTGGGAAGCGGTATCTTTTCTGGAAATCTAGGCGTTTTGGCGGGAACAACCACACTCTCGCTAGCGATTATCACGACAATAAGTGCAACAAATGCTACGATTAGAAGTCTTTCTTCCACCTCTGTAACGACATCGGCGGCAGTTGTACAGGGAACACTCTCGGCTTCAAATATTTTTGTAAGTGCACCTGGAGGTCTAGGTATTACTATCGCAAATAACGGAACATTCACTATGGGTGGAACCTTCTCTAACCAAGCTGGATCGTTAACGACACTGGATGGTACATCACTTGGAGTAACAACTATCCGAAGCAGTCTTAACGGCGTAACATGGCCATCGGCGGCTGGAACCGTCAATCAACTTCTTAAAATAACATCAACTGGTACTGCTGGGTGGGCAGATCCAGCTGCAGTGTCTCTCGCAGGTTGGGCTCAGAATAAGGCGGTTCAAAATGTCGACCTGAGTTCCTTCGGACTCATAAACCTAGCGTCTATCAACAGTGTTCCCATTTCATTTGGTACTCCAACGGCGAACGATTTAATTGGGTTTGGATACGGAACACTCTCCGGCGCAACTGGTGATGAGATATTTGCCGTAGGTCGTAATGCAGGTATTGGTGCTGGCGGAACAAACCTTATTTACCTAGGAAGCAATCCTGGTGGGACAGCTCCTTTACAGAGCAACTTTTTCACGGTCTATTCCACGACCAGTGGTCAGCCATTCTTACAGGGCGATCTATCCTCCATGTGGCTTGGAATTGGAAGACTTCCAACAGTAGCTCTGGACGTATCTGGATCGGCAACGATACGTGGTTCAGCCTTGAATGTGTGTGCTGGTGTTGCGACACTCTCGAATGTGCAGGTTGTGAACACCTTGAATGTATGTGGCCAAACCAATTTCTCGTCTAACGTGTCGTTCACATCACTCTCTGCGTCCAACGTCTTCGTGTACACTGGAGGTACACTCAATGTATCAGGGTCTACAAATCTCACAGGTATACGGGCTACAACCATCTCAGGTTCATCGCTTTATTCGTCGGGAGGGTTAACTGTTGACGGAACAACCTCGTTACAGGCTACAACGGTTGGAACAACTCTTGGAGTTACAGGGCTTACAACCTTAGGAAATCTACAGGCATCCACAATTTCGGGATCATCATTCTACGCTACTGGAACACTGAGGGCTGACGGAACAACGACTTTACAGGCTACAACCGTCGGAACAACTCTGGGCGTCACCGGTCTTACAACGCTCGGATCTCTCACTGCTACCACCATCTCCGGTTCAAATATCTTTGTGAGCAATAGCCTCAACATCTCCGGACTCCTAACTGTATCGGGACTTACAGTTCAGCGTAATCTCAGTGTTGGAGGGTCTACAACGTTAGCAGGAACAACAATCAACGGAACACTCACGGTATGCGGTCAGACCGCGTTCACAAATCTGTGTTTTGCTCAGCTGAACGGTATTTCCTGGGCTGCTCCAGTTACCAACAAGACCATTCTTACATGGAACCAAGCTGGAAATAATTTTCAATGGGATACCATAGCATACCTTGGTCTTGGTGACTGGGCTAAAAGTCCCGCTGTCTCAACGATCAGTGCCGCTGGAAACGGAATCACAGGAATTGTATCGTTCAACAATGTCTCCGCGATCTTCAGTTCATCGCCGTTCCAGATTGGGATTGGTCCGAACGCACTCAGGGCAAATGCTCAATCAAATATCATAGCACTGGGTATCAGTGCCGGTGCGATAGGAGCGAACACAACGGGTGTTGGAGCAAACTGTATCTTCCTCGGCAGCAACCCTGGCGGATCATCCAATCTTTCCAATTCGTTCGTAGTCTATTCTCAGACGGCTGGATCTCCTCTGATCTACGGTGATCTCTCCAGGAACCAGGTAACAATCAATGCTACAACGACAACTGCGGGTGTTACGTCGGCAGGCGGGTACACCCTGAACGTCAACGGATCGGCTCAGGCGTTCAACTTCACATCCCCTGCTGCGTCATCCAACTCTATTGGCGGAGTCACGATGTCCAACAGTATTTTGACGGTGGGAACGATCAGTGGAGTCCAAAATCTCAATGGCCAAAATCTAAAAATAGACGGCACGATTGGATTGATTGGAATTGGTCCTAATATGGATATTGGAGGAAGATCCAAT